TTGCCAAAATTCTACCATTTTATTGTAGCGTTACCAACTGCCATTCTCCAGCCGTCAGCGTCCAAATCCCAATAAACTAAACATGGATTGCCTTGTTTAGATACAAACGCTTTCCCCTCTGTTCCATCAGGTTTATCGTACTGACCTTTTCTAGTTATAAACTTTTTGTGCTTTTTTGCAAAGTAAGTAATGTAAAACATATTTTCCTTTCTATTTGTTTATGGGATATTATAGCATAATATCCCATAAGTGTCAAGTATTAAATATTTACTACTTTATCTTTTTTATCTTCTTCCAATCTTTCTATTGGCGTGCCGTCATTAACTAATATGAATGAAACATTTTTATCATCGTTTAAAGTTTCTAACGCTACCACCTTTTGCATAGCGTCTTTGATATTAGCGTATCCATGGTTCGCTTTTGATTCGGTGCTATATTCCCACTTGCCCCAAAGTTTCATTTTTTTTAATATAAAGTATTGCATATTTTCCTTTCTATTTGTTATATCTGGGATAATATCATACCCCAGATATATTGTCAAGTCTTATTGACTTGATATTTGTTTTATTTTAGAAGTATCAATAACCCACGCAATACCAATCTTTTTGGTTGTTGCGTCTAGTTGTTTTAATAACTCTTCAGGCGTTCCGCTTTCCATAACTTGGTCTATTGCTTTTGTCTTCAGGTCTTCAAGTTGTTTGAGCTTCAGTCCTTCAGGTCTTCTTCTTATTTCCCTATCGACTAACTCTCGCGCCCAGTCCTTCAGTTGCTCTTCACAATCTTTAAGAGACAGCTTCTCATCTGCTTCAAAACGATAAGAGTTAAAATCTTTTTTCTTATCTTCGTTTTGTTCCGCCTTCTTCTTGAAGAAGGTTCGGGCTTTATCCTGTACCGCCTTCAGTTGAGCTTCCGCCTTCCTGAATTCATTTAAGATTTTGTCAGCGCCCATTTTCTTGGCTAACTTACCAACTATCTTTTCAGTTGCTTCGGCTCTGTATTGTTTAACCAGCAATTCCTGTTCTTCAATTAAAGGATTGAAATTTCTTCTCACCTTCGACTTGAAATGGTCAAGCTGATATTTCGTCATTGTTTTTGACATATATACCTCTTTCTGTTTTTGTTTTACTTTCTACTTGACATATTATCCCATATAAGATATATTGTCAATAGAAAGGATATAAAAATGACTTTTTGGATATGTATGATAATTTTAGTACACGTACTAATATTAATAGGGTTGCCGAGATGGTAAAAACTTGGCAGGACAAAAGAATAAATGCAATCAATCGTAAGATAAGCAGGGTCGCTAATAAACAAGCGATGACCGAAAACTATATTGATGAGCATTGGAGAATATGCAACTCAAAGGCGAATAATAAAAAGGGGTATAAAGATGAATGTAAGAAAGAAACTTGTTAAAGAAATAAAAAAAACAAACCCTGATCTGGCAGATGAGATTAAGTATATGTCGGTGAAGGAATTTAAAGCGTTGATGGAAGTATTCAACGTATGGTGTAGGTTATGATTTTGGACTAACATATTTTCCCATAATAGTCAATAGACTATGTGTCCAAAATGGGTCGGCCCTAACGGGCCGGTCAACCACAGGTTGTGCGCCGCCCTGCGGGCGGCGCGGTGGGTCCCAAACGGATTGCCATAATTTTGCCACAATTGACCCCCCACCCCCTCTTTGCAAAAAGGGGTCCCAATGCATATACCTTTATGCCTAGTTTTACAGATAGATATGGTATAAATTCGTTTTCAGGTTAAACAGAACTCTAAAAAAATTCTGCAAAAATTTTTATGAAACAAGAAATTATAGATAAGCTCCCACCAGATGTCCGTAAGGAGTTTATGAAGTATGCCATAAAACTCAATCAGAAAAAAACCGAAAGCAAAGTCAAATCTGATTTTCTTACTTTTGTAAAACATGTTTGGCCTGAATTTATAGAAGGTGATCATCACAAAAAAATTTCAGAAAAATTTAATCGTTTGGCAAATGGTAAATGTAAACGACTAATAATTAATATGCCCCCTAGGCATACGAAGTCAGAGTTTGCGTCTTACCTGTTACCCTCTTGGATGGTAGGACGTAAACCAGATCTTAAGATTATACAAACGACCCACACTACTGAATTAGCGATCCGCTTTGGACGTAAAGCTAAAACTTTAATTGATAGCCCAGAATACCAACAAGTTTTCAAAACAAGACTACGAGAAGATTCGCAAGCCGCGGGTAAATGGGAAACAGAACAAGGCGGTGAATACTACGCAGCCGGTGTTGGCTCGGCGATAACGGGTCGTGGAGCGGACTTACTTATAATCGACGATCCGCATTCAGAACAAGATGCTCTCAATGCGCAGGCATTGGAGCGTGCTTATGATTGGTATACATCAGGTCCAAGACAACGTCTTCAACCAGGTGGTTCTATTGTAGTTGTAATGACTAGGTGGAATACAAAAGATCTTACCGGAGCGTTGATCAAAGCACAGAAAGAATTAAAATCAGATCAATGGGAAGTCATTG